ACATTACTGAAAAGGTGAAACGTTATTCTGGACCTAGATCTGATTTTCACGAACAAAAGGTTCCACTCGAACATTTGTTGTATTATGATAAAGATGTCTTAAAAGACCGTTTTCCTAAGATTATTCTTTCGAATACTCTAGGAATGAAAAAGGTTCTCAATACTCTTGAAGATTACACAACTAGTCTTCAGATACCTTAGTTGCTAGGTAAAACTTAAGTTCACCCAAATTTGCAACGTTATACTTTAAAATCAAAAATCTATTACCTGTTTCTTGTATAATTTGCACAGACGCACACATACTCGTCGCCTTTGTAAAGATATTCAGGTATTTTAGACTGTACATACCAGTGATTTTTTGACTTTCATCCAAACATTCAATTGATGTCTCTTGGTTCGCAAAATCACCTTCACATTTGAAGTCTATCTTCTTACCCTCCCTTGTAATTTCAATATCTGTACCAATATTAGACATATCACGACACAGTCTCTGAAAATCTGTTGATGGTAAAGTTGTTATAGTTGTCATTTCAATTTCTGGGACTTCTATACGACTTTCATTAATATCCAGAAGTTTGAGTTCAAACTTAGTGTGAGATTTTTTCGCTTCACTAGAAATCTCCATATTCATATATTCTTTCGATTTGATTTCGATTGTAAGGACATCGTTATTGGTTATCGTCTTCAAAAGTTTGAAAGTATTTGAGATGTTGATACCGGCTATGACCTCCTCTTGATCGCAGCTATACTCTTCAAAGTTATCTGCTGCCAGATATATATCTATGAGAGACGTTCGTGCTGTATCTAATGTGACTATATACATACCATCTGGTTTAAAATATATGTTTACATCGTTAAGAATGTCTTTTAGTACTTCAAATGTTGATTTAAAAGCCGAAGCTTGGATAGTAACTAATCTCATATCTATTAAATAGTGTGCGTTAGATCTTTAAATTGCTTCTACTTATTTAAATCTTCATAAGCTACGCCTTTGGATACTTCTCTATTGATTTTTTCTTCTAACTCCTTCGTCATAGCTGGTTGAAGAGACTGACCATAATCATTCAGTGAGAATAAATCTGAATTGGGTGCATCCCCCTCAAGGGACGTCATTGAACATCCAAATGCACCAATAGAACCATGTGAAACTTCTTTAGCTGGTAGGAGTGAGTCTAACCAGTTTTTTATTTCAGTACCAACCAGAATTTTGCCATTTTTTGTCAGCATGGTTGGGACACGGTTGATCTTATTTCTGTAATTTGGTGGTATACCCTGTGTGTTGACATTGTGGTAATTTACAAGTTGTTTCAACTGTTGATGTTTGTTGATATATTCTATAACATCCATCGAATGTTTACATCTTGGGCTATATATCAGGAGTGACATCTATTATCTATACGGTATTTTCTAAAAAAAAATTAACGCATATTAGTAAAGATGAATTACTTGTTAGCATTTATTCTCATCCTGATTGTTATCCTCCTCACAACCAACATGGAAATGTTTACAGAAACATTCGGTCTCTCAGGCTACACCAAGGCCGTTTCCCCAGTAAAGTTGAATGACCCCAGACCAAACCTTGATGGGTTTGAAGAATTTGAGGTGAGTCTCAACAATGATGCAATGGAGGATTTCGTATTGAAGGCTAATAATGAGATCTCCAAGCGTACAGGTGTCTGCACCTACATCATCGAAACTACTGCGGTGAAGGGTTACAGGAAGGAACGTGATGAAATATACGAACTCATGTTCATGGCTATGAAGAAGGGTGGATTTTCATTTGGTTTCTCTGTTGTTGCATCTTTCGAGGTTCAAAATGGTAAATCTCGTGTAATCTCTCTTCGGACACAACCCATTGGTGTTGAAGCCCCAGGTGATGTGAGTGCTTTCACAGAGAGTTCGGCTGGTAAGGAATTCGTTAAATATGAACTTGTTAAAGAAGCGGCCGTCCCTACACAAAGTGAGTTGGAATCCGCTAAAAATAAATTACAGTAATTGTAATGTTAAGCATCAATGACGTGACTAAGATTGATGAAAAAAGAAAACAGATCAGGAAAGAAATCTACAAGAAGATTTACGAACAGTTTTCTTCAAAGATTAAACAAGCTGTAGAACTTGGACATAAACAGATTTTTCTCACTGTACCGGCATTTCTAATTGGTTATCCCGTCTTTGATAGGAGGCTTGCAGCAAAATATGTAGCCAGGCAATTCGAACTTGGTGGTTTTACTGTAAGACTTTTAAGTGATCAAGACATATACATATCTTGGATTGTACCCAAGAAGAGTAAAATAAAGAAAGAAGAGGTTGAAGAGGGAGATTTTCCAAATCTAATGAATTTGAAGAAAATGGCTAATCAGTACAGGAGAGGTGCGTAGTAAAAGATGGATTTAAAAACCCTATTAATCATAAATGGACAATTTGAACGTTCTCGTAGAGGCTAAAAAGGAGTATCTTGGACAGATGTGCCTTATTATGATTCCACCTATGATTGAAGTTTTTCAGGAGATGTATGCGGAATCTGTGAAGACCTCTAAGGGTAAACAAGTTCTCATCATGTTTCAAAAGTTGTTGAAAGAGGTTCCTAATTGGTCGAATGCAATGTCAAAGCGTCACGCCGATAACATCACAGACCGGTGTTCTTGGTTTGGTGACCTCCTCGCTGCTGTATTTGTTGCGTGCACAAAGATTCTTTCAGCTGTTCGCCTCAAAGCGGATAACAAAAAGATTTCCCTGAAGCTTCCCACCGAAGAAGTATTTATTCAAACGTGTTACAACAACGCTGCGCGGGACTTGTACAAAGATCCTTATATTTTTCATGAAGAACAGAGTGAATACGCTCGTGATGAGAATCTCACGATGCGTTTTTCCCTTTCTATCGAAAACACCGTAAAAGAATTGATCCCTGTTCAACAAATCCTCCAAACGTATATGTCACAAGAGACTAGGGATATTTCTCTGGATGGAGAAGTCGAAGACACCACCGACCCAGACGTTCTCGACGAACATATGGAAGAACCCTTCGGTGAGCCCGAGCCCGAGCCCGAGCCTATGATGGAACCAGAACCCCTAGATGAAATGAATGACCCCCAACCCACCGGACTTGAAAATGAGTTCAAAACGGTACACGGTGTACATGCACCCGAACCAGTATCAGAACCAATCGCAGCACCCCCTCCCCCTCCCTCTCCATACCCCCAGGAACAACCTCAACCTACAGACGATGACGTATTATTTGGTGATGCACCAGACCATCGTACAAAAAATCCCCGGTATAATTAAATGGAACTCTCAGATCATTTGCGCGACCCAGTGAGTGCCGCCCTAATTGCAGCGGGAATAACCGCCGCTTATATTCACCTCAAAGCATATTTGAATAATGAAGGTAAATTAGAACTCAATAAATATACCAAACCTGCCGTTCTCAACGCGATACTGGTATTTTTTATTATATCAGGTGGTTTAGCACAGAAGGAAGCTATCTCCAGTGAACCTTTCTAAACTTAAAGATTAACCAATAGTATAAGAATATGGCGTCCGTATCTGCGTTTAATGATATGATGAGTCAATTTCTTGTGGAATTGCACAAGACTTTTCCAGATGAAAAAGGCATTAAGAAGATGCTCACCTCCTTTGACATGTTGAAGTCCACCAATCCCCGTCTCGTTGTAAACGGTTTTATGGATGGTGTCACCCCTTACGCAGGAAAGATTTCTGCCAAGGATGAGACTTTTTTACTCGAAGAGGTTGAGAACATCGAGTTTCTCAGGGAACTCGATATCAAGAAGTATTGGGGTAATATGTCCACAAATACAAAGGCTGCTACCTGGCAGTATCTCCAAACACTGTACATGCTCGGTACCACTATCACTTCTCTCCCAGACGATACTCTTTCACAAATTGAAAAGATTGCAAAGGGTGTCGCAAGCCAGATGCAAGATGGAGACGGTGACCTCGACCAAGACGCTCTCATGAAAATGATGGGTAGTATGCTTGGTGGTCTGCCCAAAAAATAAACCTAACATATACTAAATGAAGGCCTGGTTCGACGATCCTCAGCAGCTCGTGAGAGCTGACCAGGTTAATCAATTCTGGCCAACAAATGATCAAACTCCAGAAGACCGGGTTAATGCTGCTTCCCGATTCGTAATTTATGTATGCACCATACTCTATCTCATTCGCCGTGACCCTAGGGTTTTCGTTTTGGGTGCGACGGTCCTCGCCGTTATTTACGTTCTTTATAAGTCTAGGATGGTTAAGGAGACGTATGGTGGTTCGGTTGAAGGTGTGAGCTGTCAGATGCCAACACCTGATAATCCCATGGGAAATGTCATGATCACCGACTTTAGTGACGCACCTAACAGATTAGAGGCGTGCTATTATCCCACCGTTAAACCGTTTGTGAACAGTTACACCAGTGACCGTATTCCATATGATGCGGGTCGTTCTCGTTCACCCATGCCCAAGTATCTTCGCAACGCCATGGAACGTCAGTTTGTTTCAAACCCCGTGACCAAAATCCCAGGGGACCAGACGGCTTTTGCGGAATCTCTTTATGGGCGAAAACATGCTCCCATGTGTAAAAGTGACACCCGCTTCTGTGATCCCAACGCTCGTGGTGTTCAGCTCGGGGCATTTTCTGGTCTCGGTAGTCACGGCGATAAGCGTTCTGGCATGTTTGCTAGATAAATATTCTTATGTAATAATAAATGGCATATCAACTTCAACCTGGACTTTCCATTGTTCAAAATACGGGCGCCGTTCCCCCGGTAAAAGCAAACGACGAAATTTTTGTCTACCCCCAGCCCAGTGCTTTAAATTGTGGTGATTGCCGCCCCAACACTATGTTGTACGGCACCGCCCCTTATATGGCAGGTAAGGGCTCCCCAGCGCAGTATATCGAAACGAGTGATCAACTTCGCCCTCAATCTACTTCACGATTTAACAAGCATATAATTCAGACGTACGAGCGTAACCTTTTTCCCCTCTCTAACATGGAGTGTAAGGTTCCCCTTCGTACTCAGAAATATGACCCATCTAGTACCCGCGCCGAACTCCAGAATGGACTGTTTGAGCGAAGGTATCTTAATAAAAATGTTAATAAGAAGTAAGAATGGCTGATCCTATATCGCTCATGGCTGTTGCTGGTCTTGTTTTTGCCGGTAGGAATTTGAGTACCAAGTCCGCACCACCCAAGGTCGACAACGTACCACCAACAATGAAAAATCCTGAAATAGTAGAATCTAATAATTTTGACGCCTCCCCCGAAGTTCCACACAAAATGGAGATGGAAAATTTTGGTGATATCAGCCCCCAACAACGTAGTGGTGGTCAAGAAATTCTGAACATGCGCAATCGAATGTATGATCATGGTCGTATGAATAACTTGTCACCCGTCGAGAAACAGCTCGTCGGGCCGGGTTTGGGGGTCGGTGCTCACGTGCCAGCCGTTGGTGGTTTTCAGCAGACCTTTCGTGTGAATCCGGTTAATGTTGGTGAATATCGGTTAACCACACTTCCAGGGCGTACAGGTCCAGCGGCGGATGTTACTGGTGGTCGCTCCGCGAAGGTTGGTGAGCTTACACATAACAAACCAGAGACTACATCTTTCCTCCCATCGAGGAGACCCACTATGGCTGGGCGGGCACAGGGGATGTCGGGTGTTGTTCCCCGTAAT